TTCGCCGTCGAAGTCTGGAACACTTTCCGCGACACGGATCAGACGCTCGAGACGATCACGATCACCGGCGATGGCGGACTCACGCTCGAGGACACCTATGGCGAACCGCTTTTGTACGGCGCGCTCGATTCATTCATTTACCAGGCGACCGTCCCGAGTTCCGGCGCCGCGCAGATCGATCAGGACGTCGTGTTCGCGTTTCTCTCCGGCATCGGCGGGGCCGATCTGCAGGTCACTGGTTCCCGCATCACGCTCTTTTCCGTCGCTCCCGACTGGAACGAGGGCATGGAGGAAACGCTCGAGTACCTGACCGACGTCCTGAAGTCCTACAACGACTCAGAGCAGCGGCGCGGCCTGCGTCAGCTCCCGCGGCGCGCGATGCGTTACCGTGCGCTGGCGCTCAATGCGCGCGACGCCGCCGGCATGGAGTCGCTCGTGTGGGGATGGCAAAACCAGCCGTATGGCGTCCCGTGGTGGCCGGACTCGCAACCCCTGACCTCCGATATTGGAGAGGGAACTTTCGTGATCCCCGTGGACACGACCGACCGCATGTTCGCCGCCGGCGGACTGCTCTGCATTTTGCAGGACGAGTACACGTTCGAGGCGCTCTCCATCGAGTCCGTCGCCGCCGACTCCGTCACCGTCACTTCGCCGACGCAGTATGCATGGAGCGGCGGTCCGGGCACGCGCGTGATGCCGATTTTTCTCTGCAGGCTCCCGGCTTCTGTCGACGTCTCGAAATGGTCGAGCGAAATCGACCAGATCGATCTCAGCTTCATCGGCGAAGCCGCGCAGGCGGCTCCGGCTCCGTCGATTTCGCCGACTCAATACAAGGGACTCGACGTGCTGGAAATCGCGCCGAACTGGGCGAACGCGCCGCTGAAGCGAACCTATAAGCGCTCGATGGTAACCATCGATCCCAAAATCGGACCGATCGAGGTGGTGGACAAAGGCGGCACGGCGCTCGTGGGACAGGAATTTCCGTGGTGGCTCGACGGGCATCCGACCGTGACCGCGTTTCGCGCGTTCATGCTCCGGCGCTTCGGGCAGCTCAATCCGTTCTGGATTCCGACGTGGGATCAGGACCTCGTGCTGGCGAACGACGTCGCTTCGACCGACACCGGGATCAACATCGAGTCCGAGTTCTACACCCGGTTTTTCTTCCCGACTCCCGCTCGCCGATTCATCGCCTTCATCCCGATCGACGGCTCGGGGAACGTGTACTCGCAGATCACGGGCGCGGAAGACAACGGCAACGGCACCGAGAGCCTGGTGCTCGCCGCGGCGACCGGGAAGGCGTTCGCCAAAGGCTCGACGATGATTTCGTTTCTGACTCTCGCACGGCTGGCCTCCGATTCCGTCGCGATCAAGTGGGACAGCACCGATCACGCTGAGGCACTCCTGACGCTGCAGGAAGTCCCGAGGGAGTTGCCATCATGACATTCGACGCGCAAGAGCAGCTCGGCTTCGGCGCGCTGCCGTACGAACTTTATTTGTTTCAGACCACGGGCCTCTCGTTCGCGCTCACGAGCGCCGAAAATCCGATCAGCTATCTCGGCGAAGTGTACGCGCCGACGACGCTCACGCGGACCGCCGTCGAGATTTCGAATGAGGTCGTGGCCGGCCAGATCAAGGTCTATCTGCCCGTCGACCATCCTCTCGCGCAGATGATGATTCCGTACCTTCCCGCGTCGCAGATCAATTTGACGATCTACGGCTCGCACTACGAGGACAGCGAGACCGTGGTGCTGTTCACCGGGTACATCGCATCGGCGCGCTTCACCGACCAGTGTGAACTGACCTGCAATTCGAATCAGTACCTGCTCCAGCGGAAAATCCCGACGCAGCTCTACCAGGCTCCGTGCTCCCACATTTTTGGCGACGCCGGCTGCGGGATTAATCTCGCCGACCACACGTACGCAGGGGAAATCACCGCCATCGATTCGACCGGGACGATTCTGACGATCCCGGATTACGCGTCACTGCCCGACAACCTGCAGGCCGGGTATCTGAAGCACGGGACCGACGTCCGCATGATCGTGGCGCAGTCCGGGGAAACGATCACGCTCATCTCGGCGATCCCCGGCCTCCACGCGCCGGCCGCTGTGACCGCTGTCGCGGGTTGTCTGCTGACGTTCGCGACATGCACGCATTACGTGAATACGAAAAATTTTCTAGGGTTCGACCTGATTCCGACGGTCAACCCATTCGATGGGAGCGCAAGCATCGGGTAGCGCTCGACTGTGAGGTGCTGTCTTCTTCTGGCTGCTGCTTTTACTTTTCGTCGCGACGACCGTAGTGGGCGCTCTGATAACCCCGCATCCGCAGGGTCCGCAGCCGTCCGCGCTCGGGGACTTCTCTCTCCCGACAGCGGAAGCAGGCCGCGCGATCCCGTATGTGGCGGGGACTGTTTTGATCAAAGGCGGAAACACGGTGTGGTGGGGCGACCTGAAAACCAAAGCGGTGAAAGTCGGCGGCGGCATTCTGGAGTTGGGCCGCACGACGACCACGGGCTACAAATATTTTCTCGGCGTGCAGTTCATGCTCTGCCACGGTCCCGTCGACGAACTCGTCGCGATCGAGGCGGATCAGAAGGACATCCAGTACACCACGACCGTCATCGGCAATGGCGGCGGGTCCGAGAACTATCAGGAGCTCGACTGCGACAGCCCGAACCTTTTCGGCGGCACAGTGGCTGGCGGCGCGGGTGGAATTCAGGGAATCATAAATTTCTACCGCGGCCTGCAGACGCAGCAGCCCGACCAGTATTTGAGCCAGAAGCAGGGCCGCGTCGCGCTCAACCAGGACGGCCTCGAGTACGTGTTCACCGGAACCGGGAATGGCGGGATGTCGGATATCTCCGGCGGCTCGAATGCGATCGACGAGACGATCACCGTCACCGCTGTCGGCATCGACGGGAATAACACCCACGGGACCTACGGGAAGATGAAATTTTCCGTGGTGGGTTCGACGTCCGGGACGCAGCACAACAGCACCAACAACAGCGACGGCTCGAATGACTGCTGGGCGGATCAGGCGTTCTCCTGCTCCCGGATCAACTTCACGATTCTCACCGGAGCCACGCAGTACGTGACGGGCGACAAGTTCGTTCTCACCACGCAGCACGCGTTTCTCGCGTCGGCGTATCGCGGTCTCTGCTACGCCGTTTTTCAACAGCTCTATGTGGGCACGTCGAACTATCCGAAGCCCTTCGGCTTCATCGTTCGGCGCTGTCCCGATCCGCTCGGCCTCGGCAGCTCCGTCGCCAACATCAACGGCGACGCTAACGCGGCCTGCATGATCTACGAGTTGCTCTCGGACCCGAACTTCGGACTCGCGGTCCCGACGTCGCTCATCGATCCCGTCAGCTTCACTTACGCGATGAACTATCTCGCGACCGAGGGCCTCGGGATTTCGATGCAGTTCGACACGCAGGGAAGCGCCGATCAGCTGTTCAGCGAAATTCTCCGGCACGTCGACGGCGTTCTGTACGTAGATCCGGCGACCGGACTCTGGACGATCAAGCTGGCGCGCGCGGATTACGACGCGACGACGCTGCCGACGCTGACCGTCGATAACGTCGTTTCGGTGACGCCGGATTTCTCCCGCGGCTCGTGGAGCGAAACCACCAACCTCGTTTCGATCCGCTACACCTCGCGCGAGGCGAACTTCGATGACGCGATTCAGCCAGCCTACGATCCCGCGAACATTGCGATCACCCAGGAGGTGCGTCCGCAAACCATCGACTTCAAGGGAATCACCACGGACGCGACGGCGGCGCTCGTGGCGATGCGCTGCCTGAAAACCTTCACCTATCCGCTCGCCAAAATGAAAATCGTGGCGAACCGGACGGCGTGGCAGTTCCGCCCGTGCGGAGTGTTCCGCTTCACGTGGGTTCCGCTCGGCATCGTTGACCAGGTCTATCGGATCACGCGCATCGATTACGGCGCACTCACCGACGGGAAAATCTCGCTCGACGTGGTGGAAGACATCTTCGGGATCAGCGACGTGGCGTTCGTCGCGCCGCCGTCCTCGGGATGGGTGAACCCGCTCGGCACTCCGCTGGCGTGCGCGGAGTCGCAGATCGTGGAGGTCCCGCTTCACATCCTCATGGTCGCCCAGCTCCCCGCGGGAATTTACGCGATGGCGATGGCGGGACGCGATCCGACGGTCGCTGCAAAAAGTTTTCAGGTGTGGCGCGACGATGGCGGCGGGTACTTCTACACCAACACCGACGGCTCGTTCTGTCCTTACGGAGTGCTCGCCTCCGAATATCCGGCGGGGACTCTCGCGAACGATCCCGTGGGTTTCACGCTGGCCGTCTCGGGCGCGATTGATCTCGATCTGCTCGAGTCCGTCACGTCGCAGGAACTCCTGCAGGGAACGCTGCTCGCCATCATCGACGGCGAGATCATGTCCGTCGAAACCGTCACGCAGAACGGCGACGGCACCTGGTCCGTCGCTGGCGTGCTCCGGGGAATCATGGACACCGTCCCGGCGGATCACGCGTCCGGCGCCGGAGTCTATTTCTTTTCCGAAGGCGTCACGCTCGTGAACTCGACGGCGTATCCGACCGACCGCACGGTCAACGCGAAGCTGCTCCCGCAGAACGATCTGGGGACTCTTCCGGTCACCTCCGCGACGGCGGATTCGGTGACGACGCTCTCGCGCAATTCGGCTCCGTATCCGCCGGGAAATCTGACGATGCAGGGCGCGGCCTACGGCACTCGCTACTCGACGATCACGGGCGATCTCGTGCTCGCATTCTCGTGCAGGAACGCGGCGCTGCAGGCAGGCGTCACCCCGCTCACGCTGCAGACCGCCGGCGACGACGCGGCTCCGCCATACGGAGAGTTCACGATCTACCGACTCGTGGCGGGTTCGCCAGTCGGCACGATGGCGACGGCAACTCCGCCGGCGGCGACGTACACCTACTCCGCGTCGCAGCGCGAAGCGGACGGCGGCGGCGGTGTCGCGACCGTAAAAATATTTGGAGCTCAGAACTTCCCGACACCGCTACTCGTGGAGTCGCTGCAGGCTCAGCGCGTCGACGTCACCTTCACCGGGTTCGGTTTTGAGTTCGGCGATTATTTCGGAGGAATCACCTCATGAGTGTCAGCTACGGTCCCAATCTCGGAAAGATGATCAACGCGGCGACGGGCGATTCATTCGCGACCGACTTCCGCGCGTTCCTTCGAATGATCGACGCTCTCCTGCAGCTCGCTGTGATCTCGAAAGCTCTCGCCACGCCGCCGGGTTCCCCGGCCAATGGCGACCGCTACATCGTGGCGGCGAGCGGCACGGGTGCGTGGAGT